CAAAAGTTCGATCCCCAGCGATATTAAGTTTTCTTCCTCTAAAGTCAATAGGTATATTACCTATCGTCTGTCCAGGTATAGCAGTCGCTTTACATAGGAAAGCAAGATCAGATGTTTCACCACCTACTGCAGCGTAACCAGGAAAAGGTAAAGTTACCTTAAACTGATTGGCTCTTGCACCACCACCTCTTAAACGAGATTTGAAGTCATTTATATTTGGCATTGTATTTTATCTCCTCTCTATTAAGATCCCGCTACTTCAGAAAAGGATACACCTGTTCTAGTAGCGATAAAGTTAAGTTGGATGAAGTTAATAGAACGTGCAGGTTTGATATAGATATCAGCTCTGAATTCATTTCTATCAATAACATCTCCAGTATTATTTGTATCGTCACAAACTACTGAAAAGTCTGTAAGTCCTCTACGACCTTGTACATCTCTTAGGAAAGGTTCTACTAGATTTCTAAATTGTGCTCTAGTGAATTCGTCATTGAATTCAAATAGTTGAAATTTAGCAGCAGTAGAAACAGCCTTTTCTAATACAATAAACAGTCTTCTAACATTTATTCTGTCAAAAGCACTAGGTTTAGATTGAGCAGTTTTATCTCCAAACAAAACAGTACCTTGTCCTGGGAAATTAGCCACAGGATTTATTCTTGATTTGTATAACTCATCTCTTTGAGTTTGATTTGGATTATAAGCTAATTTAACTGCGCCTCTAATTTGACCTCTGTTGAATCCGCCTGGTGAAAACCATGCGTCTGCAACGCTGTCAGTTCTAGCACAAAGACCAGCAATATCTCCGTTCAAAGGAACGAATCTATAAATGTCATTGTATCTGTCGTACATATATTTGTAACCACTATCAATCACAGCATAACTCGTTGATGGTAAACCATCAGCAAATCCTACTACGTTTTGAGTTTGTGTAATTGCATTTGCAACGCCTACAACATCTGCTCTCGCAGGTGATATGAAAGCAACACAGTCTTTTCTTGCTGTTGCGATATCCATAACAGCAGTTGCCTTTGTATCTCCAGTAGCGTCAGCACCTGTTTGAGAAGGTCCACATAGTAATAAACTTAAATCAACATTTTCAGCGTCATTAAATTTCTCATATGCAGTAGCAATCTCAGCGTTAGTAGCAGCAAAATCATCCGTTCCACTTGCAAGTGAAGTACTTGATACTACAAATGCATCCCCAGCTGCATTATCAAAAGTTGTTCCTGTTTTAGCAAGACCGTCTGATAAAGTTGCGATATGATCTACCCAATACACGAATTTAGATTGAGCATATAATACGTTTGGATAATAATTACTTGCACCAGTAGAAGTTTTAGCGTCATGAGCCTGTGAAACACCTTCAAAAGTTTCTAGGATTGTTCCAGCAGTTCCTGAAATTGCGCCATCTTCATCTATTACTGCAATATGCATTTCATCTAATGAACCGCCAGCAGCAAGAACATCATCTGTTGTTGTTGGAGCGTTTGAAAAGTTGAAATAATATTCCCAATGTCTTAGGACTTTAGCGTTATCAACAACAGCGTGTCTTAAACCACCAGTTTCAGTATTTCCTGTACTAGGATTGAATCTTGCGATTGTTAAAACGTGAGTTGAGATTGCAGTTATTTTGTAATAGAATCCAGAAGGTGCACCGTCAGTTGAAGGTACAGCAGTTGCATCCCCAAATTCTAGTATGTCACCAACTTGCATTAAACTACCATCATCAACAGTTATTGATGTATCTCCGATAGCAGCTGCAACGTCAGCAACTAGATTACCACTCATTGAATGTGGGCCAAAAGCAGTAGAGTTAGGGCATATAGAAATCTTTAAACTATTTCCTAATGTTCCAGCTTCTCTTGCGATAAATGGTCCTATGTTTGTAATTGCTCCAGCGCCTGAAGCTGTATAGTAAGTATTTAAATAGTCAGTAGTATTTTTAATTAAGACAGCAGTACCAGTTGAAACAGCATTAACACATCCTGTTATTGGTCTTACTACCTTCAGATTGTTTCCGTAACCTAAAAAGTTTGCAGCACTAAACCATTCTTCGAAGTTATCTGCCGTTGGTTTCCCAAATATATCGGCTAACTCTCCTTCAGATGAAACAGTAGTAATCTCATCAATTGGTCCTTTAGTTGCTGTAATAACGATTCCGCCAGAAGATGTAGATACTGCTGGTACGATATTCGTTAGATCCTTTTCAGTCACATTAACACCCGGTGATACTTGAAAAGCCATGTTTAGTTCTCCTTAATATTAATATTAATTTGTATTAGTTATAACCCTTTTATACAGATATTTATATATCCCTACATCTATACTATTCACCCTTACGGTAAGTCACAGGTTGCCATAACTCACCTGCGTCATCAAAATACCCATTATCTAACCCTTCGGGATCGTCTAGTCCGTTATCTATGAATCCAAATGGGGCCATGTCTGCCTCAATTGCGTTCTTTTGATCTGTAAACATTTGACCTCTAACATCTACATTTGTTAATTCTTTGAAATATCTTTGATTGGCAACCCAAGAAAATATAACTAGACACATTACTAAATCATCATGAGCGCCTGTTTCAGCCTCAAAAGATTTTCCTTTTGATATGAAAGTTGACAGTTCGGCGATAATATCAAAGTCATTAATGACTAACTTATCACCTTCTATCAGACTTTTCAGATTTGAAGTTCCGATTTTTTTAGTACCTTTAGTCATTCGTATGCCTAGTTGATTACCTCTTCCGCTGAAACCTCCACCTAATACTTGACCTGCTCTACCTCGTTGTGTAACCATCATCATGTTATCGTATTCTAGTTCGAATTGCATTGCGTCTGCTACTTGTTGACCTAAATCGTTAATCTCTATTAATACATATGCCTTGTTATAATGATCTGCTACTTTCTTTAATATGTTAGGAAACACAATGGGTTTAATATCATTGTTTCTATACTTTGCGACAATCTTATATGGCGCCTGCGTTGAATCTATAACTATGAAAGCAGAGTAATCATTTTGAACACCTCTTGCTACGTCAACTGTTATGACATAGGTGTGATCTTTGATAGGCAATTCATAGACATCTAGTCCGCCTGGACTTCTTTTTGGGTCTATGACAGCCATTGTCTTTAATTTTTGTGCATTGATAAGTGTATCAACACTACCTAAGAATTCACATTCAAACTCGGTTTGAAACTGTGACTCACTTGTATTTTTTATTGTTTGTTCTTTCCATGCCTCATCACGACCAGGTACTTCTGACCAATGTACTTCAATAGGTGTAAAGGTACTTTTCTTATTAACAGCATCCATCCACATCTTATAAAACATATTCATTCCATGAGGTGTAGATACAATCATAACCTTTGATGACTTACCAGATGATATTGTAGGATATACTGAACTAAAAAATTCTTCGGCAATGTTATTGGGCACATAGGCAAACTCATCTAAGAATATAATGTTAAAGGTACTTCCCCGAACAGCACTAGAAGATGTACTCGCCGCAACGATTCTACTTCCGTTTTCTAATTCAAGTGATCCTTTATTCCAGTTGAGTACGCCTTGTTGCATCCACTTAGGCAAGTATTCGTAAGCAAGTTGCAATCGACCTAGTAAATCTCTTGCCGTAGAAGATTTGTTGGCCAGTATTGCAACGTTCACATTATCGTTAAACAAAACGTAATGTAAGAGGTAGGAGACAATGATAGTTGACTTTCCACTTTGTCTAGGTAACTTACATATTGTAAACCTATTGTCGTGAAAAGTGTCTACCATCTTCCGCTGAAAGTCATACATCTCAAAAGGTACTAGACCTTTATCGATTGTGACAATTTTTAAATATTTTTCTATGAAGTACTTTGGATCTCCAAGACACTTTATCACTTCATCTACTTGTTTAGGAGTAAATCGTGATTTAGTGTGTGCTTTTTTTAGATTAGGATTTCCTAGATATTGATCCATCATTTTTTATCTTTATTTTTCTTTATCATTTTTTGTAGTTCAGTTGTTGATCCTACAAATAAAGCATTAGTAACATTTTTTGGTACATCACCTTTAATGTCTTTAATTTTTTTAAGTTTATCTTGCAAGTCTAATAGATTTTGTGCAACTTCACTTTGAGTTTTGATTAACTGACCTGCGACTTCATATGCACGAGGATGCTCTCCTTCTTTTGCCAATGATAGTATTCCGTCTATTGCTTCGTTACCTTTTTCTAATAACTTGTAGAGTTCTCCTCTACCAGTTTCAAAGTCTGTTTCTACATCAGCTTGTGGTATAACCACAACAGGTTTTTCATTTACAATCTCTAAAGGATTTTTATCTTCTTTTTTATCTAGTACTTCTTCAGCGATGT